CGTGGCTAATAGTACATATATGGCTGGAAGGTCTAGGTATGCAAGGCCACAAGCCGTAGTCTGGGCAGATGCATATGAAACAAGCAATGCAAAATATGTCCCATCTGGAACAGAATTTGAGGATTTCTTAATCCTATCAGATCATAATCGCTCTGAAATATCTATTCAAAAACAAAGAATTGAGAATAGAAAAAGAATGATTAATGGGACAATGAGATCCTATCATATAGCAGATAAAAAAATATATTCATGGCAATGGGATATGTTTCCATCTAGAGCATTTTCAGACTCTCCAACATTTTCGGCTAGTGGTGTTCTTACAAATAGCGTAGATGATTACACAGCAGATCTGGCTGCAGGGGGAGTAGACCTAGTTGATTGGTATGAAAACCACCAAGGACCATTCTATATGCTTTTAGCGTATGACAAGTATAACGAGTTTACCGTTGCCCCATATTCACACTTAAATGAATACAACGAGGTTGTTAGGGTATTCTTTTCTTCCTGCGAGCACTCTGTTATTAAAAGAGGCGGCACCAATCACGATTTTTGGAACATATCTGTAGCACTTGAGGAGGCATAATGTTTTACGATGCCGATCTTCAGAGTGCCGTACAAAACAACAATACTTTAAAAATATCTTCTTTTATTCTTGCAGAGTTTAATCTTAATGATCAAGAAAATATTGAGAAAATTGGAAACTACAGATACAGACCCTTTGGAAACGAAGGACAATTTTTAGAGCCTATTATCACATATGATAAATTTGACTTTGGAAACTATTACACAGAGGCAGATGTTTCTTATGAAGAATACTCTGACACCGATGATGATCCATTCAGGATTATTGACAAATCAAAAGATTTGTACTACTCCCTTGGTGATTGTTTTTTGCCGTTCAGACCACGATCAGGTATAAACAAAGCACGTTTCATAAATGACAGATTTATTGACAACATTAGGTCCGCTGAAAGGCCAAGATATTACATGCCTTCACGATCAGATTATTTTAAGTATTGGTCTTCTTATAGAAAAGAAAACGGAATTGAAAGAGGGATATCATCTCCAACACAAACAATTATAGGCAGCTATGGAATGACCGACACCGCACCATTTATTGTTTATAAAAATAAAATAAACTTTAACAGGTTTGTAGTAAAAATGCAAACCAATGTGGGTTCACTAAATCTTGGAAATATAAGGCTGGCAAACGATGAAGTCATTAACGATCCACTATTTAATTATTCAAGTGCCACGGTTCCAAAATCATGGAAAATACAAAAGCTTGACGATTCAGATAATTGGGTAGATATTATTGAGTTTAATGAAAATTCTACTAGAGAAAATGGAGATCCAATAGTTCCAAAAGATGGACATGTTGAAGTATTTTATGGCATAAAGGTTCCAACACAATACGCTGGCACAATGAGATTTATTGATTATACAATCACCAGCCTGTTACCAAACATTGGAAATTCTCTAGGAGATGCCTATATTGTTGATGATGAGACTATTCCGCAAGGAATTTTAAAGATATTTAATGGTACAGACTTTGATGATTTTGCTGTTGAATATGGGTGGTCACTATATGAAGAGGATGTTGTAGAAAGAAATGGAACAGTATCAAAGCCAGTTGATCCAAGATATTATGAAATTAACGGACAAAAAACATATAGAGAGTTTGATCAAACCAGGGGAATCAGGGTAGTTGTAAAAACCATGAATGCTCCCTCAACTCCGTTGGACATTATTGAGCTTTCTCCAAGATTACTAGTAAATATTTCTGGATATGTTGACTCTTTTGATCTTGTAAAATCAGTATCTTCCGATCAAAACGGATTGCCAGTAGGATATTTAACGGTGTCAAACGGCAACTTATCTATAACCAATTTTGATAATATATTCACACAAGCAAACACTTTCGATGGAACAAATGGAAGCATCGTTACGGAATACGCAAGGCAAAATACAAAGTTTGTTTTTTATGAAACGATTCTTGATGTTAACGGGGCAGACAAATATATTCCATTAAAAACTTTTTATGCAGAAGAATTTCCAAGACCATCGGGCGGGGATTCAGTCATATCAATTCCTTTAAGAGATCTTTTCTTTAGGCTTGAAACAACAAATGCGCCAGCACTTTTGAGTCAAGAAACTACACTTACCCATGCCGTAGCAACAGTATTGGATTATGTTGGAATTAGTAACTATACCTTTAAAAATATAACAACAGAAAATGACGTAATACTTCCGTTCTTTTTTGTTGAGCCTAATATTAGTGTTGCAGAAATATTAGAAAGGCTTGCCGTTGCAACACAAACGGCGATGTTTTTTGACGAATATAATAATTTTGTCGTAATGTCAAAAGAGTATCTTTTCCCATCAACAACAGATCGTGATACAGACATTGTTCTTTATGGAAATGACGAGCCTCTTGCAAATATTGAGTCAATAAACAGTTCAGAAACTAAAATAGTTAATGATGGAAGAATTGACTACACAATAAGATATATTCAAAGAGAGGTGTCAAGCTTAAAGTCCTCTCTAGCACTTGACGAAGAGAGAACGTACAAATATAAACCGTCATTGTTGTGGGAGGTAAGTGCAACTGAGCAAACTAAAACTGTAAACGAGCAATCAAAAGACTCTTCTGGATACACGTTGGGGGCAATGGCATTAAACAATGACTTGTCATCAAGTGTTCCAACAGTTGTTGGTAGGCAAATTACAAACAACCTAATTGATGTTGGAGAGAGCATTTATTGGATTCCAAGATTTCAAGGATATCTGTATTCTAGTGGAGAAATAATTAGATTTGATGCAGTAGAGTTTGCAATTCCTGGAACGGAAACACCAACAGTTTTTGTGTCAAATAACGAAGAGTATCAAAAATACTTTGCATCTCTTCCATTCAACGGGAAAATATATCCCACGGGAAGAATAAGAATATATACAGAGCCTTATTATGAGGAAATAAATGGAAACACGTTTTTAAAAAATGGAGAAGTTCGTGTGCATGGTCGTGGTCAATTTGGAACACAAATTACAGATCACTCCGCTGGCCTACCCCCCTATTGGTCTGACAATGATAATGCATATGGTATAAGAACCGCATCTGAATATTTGTTTACCACTACACCAACAGAAAACATAACGACCCCGACTCTTGGTACTACTCCTAGAACAGAAACTTCTGCTATAAATGAAATAGCAAGAAAGTCAAAAAGAAATGGCATTATCAAAAACTTTATGTCATCAAAAACATTTACAGACGGCGATACAAATACTTTAAGAACTACACAGTCAGGAACTGTACAGTCTTCTGCCCTTGTTTTCCAAGGACCATCAACAGATCAAAGCATTGCCAACCACAGAGACTTGGTTTCCTATGTTTATAAAGACCTATCTTCTGATTTTTCTTACAGAAATTTTGGAACCAGGATGAGAATCATTGGGCAGCCCGATTTTAATTTTGGTCAGGTGGCACTTGGATCAAGCAATTACTATTCGGTTGAGTCCGCGAGTATGCAAGACAACACCAGTATTAGCGGTGGATCAGGCGGCATGGGAATTATGATAGACACAACAAATGGAAGCGGATACTACTTTGAAATAGCAGCACTGACAGAAGATAACTTGTCAAAATATTACTCCTTTGATGCAGATGGAAATGAAACGTCCGTAATTCATAACATATTATTTTATAAAATAAATAAAAATCAGGCAACTGACTCCTCTTTGTCTAGCAAAGCAATTCCAACAAAATTGTGGGGAGGATTGTCTACAATTACTGTAGATAGTGGGTTATTTGTTGGTCAGGACAGACTGGCGGTTTCAGAAAATTCTACTGTATACGACTTGAATGTTGAATACGAGGTTCTAAGTGGTGGAGCATTAAGATTCTACCTATACATAAATAATATTTTGATACAAGTTGTAGAGGACTCTGACCCATTGCCAATAAAAACAAACACATGCCTTTTTGTAAGGGCTGGATCGGAGTGCATGTTTGAGAATCTTTATGCACTTGATGATTTAGTAGCCAAAAATTCTAATCAAAAAGTTGTTCCAGACACCAGCATATTTGATAACAATGGTATTAGAACAAACGAATTCTTAAAAAAGTACGCCATGTCTGGCATAGTTCAATCAACATATTTGAGCAACATTCGTCCAGATACCAACACCACATATCGTGCGTATTTTGAAGAATTTGGCACCATTATGCGAGAGTGTGCACACTTTAATATAAAATATGATCAGGCATATCCTTCTTTTTATTCTGTTATAGCAAAAACATTTACAACTGATCGTGGCTATACTGTATCAGGATTTTATGGTGGCTCTTACGAAGCAGAGTTCCTTGTTTTCAATGCAGCAGACAAGGCTTTGGTGCTTGATGAAACTACTGGCAACTATTTAAGAATCCTTGGCATAACGTTTACACAAAACACAAGCCAAACATTGTCCGTAGATGATTACTTCAACAAGCTTTCAAACTTCTCTGATCCACAATATGAGGGGAATGAGATAGTTTCTCCACAAACAAGCCTAAAAAAGTACAATGAGATTAAGGCAAGTAGGTCAAAGTACGGAAACAGAGAATTTTCTTTGGAATCTATGTATATTCAATCTCAAGATTTTGCAGAAAATATTATGGGATGGGTAATAGACAAGACCATGAGGCCCAGAAGAGAAGTGACTATGAACGTGTTTCCAATGCCTCAACTACAGATTGGAGATATTGTTACAATAGACTATACAATGCCTGACGGAATAGAATATGTTAGTTCAAATACAAGATTTTATATTAACGACATTTCTTATTCAAGAAGTTCGGAAGACATAGCACAGGTTATAAAGGTGGTAGAAATATAAAATGGCAGCAATCAAGATACCTACAAGAGATATAATAAATATTGAACCACAAGCCCCTGGCATTGCTGAAATAGAAAAATATATATTTAAAGACGTGGCTGGAACACAGCTAATTAATCTTGTTAGGCACGACACAATATCGGGCATGAACGTTGTATACTCCGTAATCACAGATCTAACAAAGGTAAATATTGATTTTGATCCATCGCTGCTTCTTATCAATAAAGCCCAATATCAATCAATTTTTAATCAATTTTCAATTAAATTGACTGCAAAAGTGCCAGAAGAAACCTTTTATGATGAAAATACAACGCTTCCAGAGGACAACCTATTGACTAACGTATATTATGATGAGGTTAGAGAAGAACTAATTCTAGAGTTTGAAAATGTTAGACAGACCGAATTAGTGCAGGTTGAGGTTGAGACTGATGGTAGAATTGATAGAGTGAGAGAAAATGATTACTTCTAAAGGCAACCAAATCGTAAGCAAGTATTTGCTGGGGCAAGCACCAGAGTATGCTGCATATCTTTCAATCGGTGTAGGTGCTCACCCACTAGATTTAAATGAAGACGATGCTTCTCCCATAACTAAGAAATCTATGGACTTTGAGGCATTTAGAGTCCCTGTTATTTCTAGGGGGATTGTGAACGATAGTATTGTTTTGGACATAAACTCCTGGAGTGCCAGCGGGAATTTTGTAACAATAGAAACTCCGTCATTGCACGGAACAAAGGTGGGAGATGAAATTTCTGTAGCGTTTTCTTTACCAGCCTATGATTCATGGGAAGGAAATTTTGTAGTCGCAACAACAACGTCTAATACAATATCATACGAACAAGCTATAAGTGCTTCTGCTTGGACCGCTACTGCATCTGCATCAGATACAGCCACAGTTTCCTATAACAGGGAAAGGTTGGTATTTAAGGCAGAGCTTCCAACAGAACAAAGATATGAAATGACTGAAATAGCTATATATCCGGCAGCAACAAACTCCCTGGCTCTTAATTACGATAGCAGGGTTGTTGGAGGATTTTTGACTACAGAGGGTTGGACATATCACGCTGTTTCGCCAACACTTGTTGAAAGCGACAACGCAATTTCATTCACTACTGAAAGCATAGCAAATAATGCAGGAACAATAGGCTCTGCGACATTTACTGATCCTGCAACATCACAATCCGCATGTGCACTTTTTGTTAATTCAGACAATGAAGCATTTACCTTCTTCGAAAGAACACAAAGGCACGAACCTCCTAGATTTTATAACAGGTGCTTGATTGTCCCAGGAAATATGACTGAGTTTGATAATGATTTGATGGAAATAACGGGCAGAAAAGATTATATATACACCAACTCTCTTAAACTAAATTTTAGTCAAAACTCTCCAAATGATTACATAAAATTTGCTCTCAGCGTTTTATCATCAGATCTAACACCATCGGCTCCACCAAACAAAGTCAGACTCAAATTTGAATTACTGGACAGCCTTAGCGGAGAAAAAGCAGTCGTAACACATCTTCTTACATCTTCAGATTTTTCTGACAGCAGATATCAGATTGTTTCTAAACAAAAAAGGGACTTTACTTTGGGAGAAGATTTTGATTGGGCAAGAGTAGACGGGATTATAATATACGCGGAAACTTTAAATAGTTCTGGGGACTATGATGGATCTTATGTTCTGTTTGACGGAATAAGGGTTGACAACGAAAACACAGAAAACCCATTGTATGGAATGGTTGCATACTCAAGATTAAAAAATAGTTCTACTGAAGGTCAGCCAATCCTCAAGACAGAAAACTCACAGGGGTACATAGAATACAGGCTGGGAGTTAATATAGCATAATGACTAGGATCGTAATCCCTAAAGAGCAACTTCCAAACATTTCTAATGATTTAACCAACAAGCTTAGATACAGAATTATTAATAAAAACAGAAACTTATTTTCCCAATGGTCGGTTATTGGAGAAATAAAAAGGGACATAGACCCAACGGATTTTGAATCGAATGCAACTTCTTTTACCACAGACTCAAGCATAAGTGATCGAATTGATGTTACATGGTATACAGGAAACATAAATCAAGATTTTGATGTTTATACAAGATATAAATTGACTTATTTCGACGCAACTTACGGAACATTTTATAGGTACGAACCTTTAAGGTACTTGGGAAGAAAAAACACAAATTATCTTACTATAAATAAATTACCGCTATCAAATTTGGTGTCTATTTACACCGTTGACAACTATGCCGTTCAGACAATGGTTAAATTACCAGAATATCCAAGGCTGTTTAGCCTGCCCGTAAACATTGAAGAATTTGATAGAAAATTTGACAAA